GATGATGTCGCCGCGGTCGAGATGGCCGTAGTCGATCCGCTGCACCCGCATCGGTTGCAGATCGCAGCCCAAGTGCGCGTCGGTCAGGGCGAGCACCGAGAACGGGTGCGCCTGGTACATCGTTCGGTTCACGACAAGCTGCGCCTTGAGCATCGGGCGCGCGAGCGTGCGCAGGTCGCGCCATGCCAGCGAGTTCGCCAGAGCCTCGTCGTGCACGCCGGGGTAGTTGACGGACACCGGGCTGATACGGCCTCCCTGAATCCGCACGTTCGCCATGTCCTGCGCGAGCGCGCGCGTCGGCTTGTAGTCGAGCCGGCGGCTGCGGAACGGCACGAAGACCTGGTTCGACGTGTCGACCCACGTCGACCGGACCGGGTTGCGGATCTCTTTCAGGCAAGTAGCGCGCGAGACGACGGGCAGCGTGCCGACCGTGTAATCGAAGCGCGCGAGCTTGATCTTGAAGAGCCCGGAGACGAGGTCGAGATAGACCACGCCGCCCATCTGCCGCTCGACCTCGCGCAGCAGGTCGCGGGCCTCCGTCTCCTCTTCGAGCTTGCACGAGAACCCGTTGCCCTCGGCCGCGGTCGTCGCGGCCGCGGCTTGGAAGTCAGCAACGTCGATCGATGCCGCCGGAACGCCCAGGCCCCATTCCGTATCGGTCATTATCTCGTAGGCGACGTTCGCCAAGTTCGCGTCGTTGCCGAGGTTGAGCGCCGCTTCGCCGGCGGACAGGCCCAGGCCATTCGGGATCCGGCGCAGCTCGAACTTCCACGGCTTGACGCTCGTCGTGTTGCCGATGTAGCCCGGGCCGGGGATCGTCAGCGCCGCGTCCTGTACTTCTGGAACACGACGTACGAGGTCCTTCGGTACCGGCTCGTCACGCCGCCGACCGCCTGGAACTGCGACAGGTACGGATCCGCCGTCTGTGCGTCGCTGCCAGGGTAGAACAGGCAGTTCGCTACAACGCCGCCGCTGCCAAGCGTGTCGCCTCCGAAGAGCGACGGCAGGTCGATCGTGAAGACGCCGGTCGTCACCGCGCCGGAGAAGACTTCCGTCTCGCCGATCCACACGCGGCGCAGGCTGACCGGCGTCTCCGTCGACCCGCGGCAAAGCCCGAACTGAATCCCGACGAAGTAGCGGAACCCGCGCGTGACCCGCGTCGACGACCAGAGCCCGGTCTTCACCTTCTCGACGATCGCCTGCTGCACCAGGTCGTCGTACCACATGACGTTTGGCCCTTCGATGATCTCTGTTCTCCAGATGACCGGGACCTTGCGGTTCTCGTCGGCCGTCGGGAAGTTGAAGTCACCGAGCGATGCGGGCCGCGCGTTCTCGACCTTCGGCTTCGGCCGGAGGAACTCCTGCAGCGCGAACACGGCGACGTAGACCGCGAGGGTGAGGAAGATGCACATGGCGCTCGCCTAGTTGAGCTTCGGAGTGTGGGAGCCCAGGTGCACGAAGCGGGTGAGGTAGAGAGTCGCGGCAGCGAGCACGCTGACAGAGTCCCGAAGAAGACCTATGCCGCGATTACAGTTCGCGCAGAGCATGCCGCGAATCTGGCCGGCTGCTTTGTCATGGTCGACGTGCAGCCGCGAGCAGTGGCCCTTGCCGGAAGGAGGGTGGCCGCAGATTGCGCATCGGTTGCCCTGCGCTTCGATCATGCGATCGGCCTGGTCGCGTGTAACGCCGTGGTGGGCCTTGAAGGAGTGGGCGCGATACCTTTCGGGATGGGCCGCCCTGTAGCGTTTGTCATAGGCTGCCTCGGTCGCCCTGCCCTTCTCAGTCTGTCGATACCTGATCTTCTTTCGCTTAGAGGCGGCCCGACACTCAGGGTCTTGCAGCCTTCTTCGCTGATATGCTCGCATCCAAGCGCGCCGCTTCTCAAGGAAATCAGGGTCGCTTACCTTCGGGTAGTCAGGAAGAGTGTTCATCAGTCGAGCGATGTAAGAAAGATGTTCTTCTTGGGCACGAACGGGTACCCGCCGTTGTTGCCCACGTTCGCGTGCTTCAGCGAACAGTCGCCCTCGATCAAGTGGTCGCACCCTCGATAGACGACGACCGTCGAGCCGAGCAGCGCCATGGGGAACGGCAGCATGAGCGTCAGCACGTCGCCGGCCTGTCCGAGGATGGTACGGAAGTCGTTGAACGCCTGCGGCTTCGCGAAGCCGGCGGAGAACTGGTTCCCTCCGCCGAACGCGCCGGCGCCTGCGACGGTGATGTCGTTGCCCGAGATGGCGGTAACCGTGCTCGTGAACTTGTTCGCCGGGTCGTCCTCGTCGACCCCGCAGAGGAAGTCGTACAGCACGTTGTTGCACACCGACTGAAACCCGAAGCGAGGGACCGTCTTCGACAGCCCGTATTCGAGGGAGTAGACGGGGAACACCAGCGACTGTCCGTCGTCGCCGAACCGCGCAGCGTGAACGGTGCCGATAAACGACGTGATGACCTGCGGCGTTGCCCCGTCGTCGCGGTGGAATCGGCGCAGCGTGAGCAGCGCCGACTGCCCGGGGACGATGCCGGCGAACCGCCTGGCGAACTCCGCCGTGCCCGGCATCGTCACTTCGAGCGGCCGCGACCTCTCGTCCGGGCCCTGCACGATCGACCCGCGCATGATCGCAATGGGCGCGTACGTCTCCCCGGCAACCGTGATCGTGTCCTCCGCCGACGTGTAGAGGTAGGGCGGGTCGCTGCCGATCGTGAACCGATAGATTTCGACCGGCCTGCCGTCTTGCTCGCTGGTTTCGTGGGCGTGGTACGTCACGGCTCGACGCGGACAGGAACGAAGATCCGGGCACGGCCAATGCCTCGGTGGCGGATCACGACCTCGTCGGAGTCTAGCCGGACCTCCTCGAGGAACTCGACGCGAGTCACTTGCGCCGCGGTCTTCGTCGACGGCCAGTTCGCGTCGACCGTCAACCGCTCTTCGGTGGCGCTCAACTCGACCGACGACAGGACAGTGCGCGTGAGGGTCGACGCGTCGGTGAACGTGATCCGGAACGTCGCCCGCGGCTGCCGGGATTGCACGAAGCGCGTGTAGCCGACGTTCTCGACGTCCATCAGCGCCGTCCCGCTCGTGAGCGTCTGCGTGACGAGAAGGTCCTCGATGAAGGTCGGGATCCAGAACGTGCGCTGCCTGCCGCGCAGGTAGTGCAGGAGCTGGCGGACCTGGTACAGCCGCTGGCGCGTGTTCGCCTTGAACCCCTTCGAGTGCAGACGCTGCGCCACCGGCCAGTCGCTCGTCTGGTAGACCGTTCCGCTTTCGTTGTCGATGACGTGGACCCGCATCTCGCTCTGCGTGCCCATCGACGTTCCGTCGATCATGTTCCGGTCGTCGAGCAGGGGCTTCCCGCCGAACGACGAGAACGCAGCTGCGCTCGCGAACGCGGCAGGCACGTCGTTGTCGTCGATCGCAAAGCGCAGGCTGTGCGACTCCGCGTTCACCGGGTAGCGGCGCCCGGACACGTTCGGCACGAGACGGCCGATTCGTGTCGGCAGGAGGATCGTTCCGGCCGCGTACGCCCGCGACAGTGGGGTGCTGACGATGATCGACGTCGGCGAGAACGAGTCGACCGCGACCACGTCGAACGTCCTCGAGTCAGTGAAGACCGTCAACAGCCCGCCGACGCGCAGGTCGACGAAGTCAGTCACGGCCGGAATGGTCGTCGCGCCCAGGATCACGGCTGCTGTCGAGAGCATGCGGTCGTGCCACAGAGGAACGCCGAACGACCTGCCTTGCCACGCCATCAGCAGGTTTTGCAGCTCGCGCCGCTGACGCCCCTCGGTGATCGCCGCCGCTTCGAAGACCTGGCGCGGGTTCTTGCGGTACATGATCCGCTGCGTCGGCCCTTCCATGTTCGGAATGACGTCGGTACCCCAGATCAGCCGCTCGTCGACGCTATCGCCTTCGAACTCGATCGGGAACAGCGCGATGCGGTCGCCGCTGACCGGAACGATGAGAAGCGCGCCCGTATCGAAGAGGAAGTCGAGCGTCGTGTCGAAGTGCGGCGCGCCCTCCGTGGTGACGACCAGGTCGAGCCCGAGCGGAGCGAGCACGGTCGACCCCGTCTTGAGGAACGACGAGCTCGGCGGGATCAGATCGGGCGGAGTAACCTGCGGGATGTCGAGCCCGACGCCGGCGTTGTTCGTGAACGTGACGAGCGACACCGTCTGCCGGCGGTAGGCGTTGTGGAAGTGAATGCTCGACGTGATCGTCGCGAGGATGTTGCCGAACGCGTACTCCCTCGAGAGGACGTGGACGTGCTCGAACCACGTCTCGCCGCCGTTGAACGTGTCGGAGAGCAGCGCCTTGAACTCAGTGCCGCCGCCGCCCCCGCCGCCGACTCCGCCTGCCACCGGGTTCGCGACGTAGCCGGTTGCCTCGGCGAGCGCGCGCAGGCCGGAGAACGCCGGCTTGTGCGTGTCGCGGTTGATCGAGTAGGCCTTCGAGTTCCGGCCGTTGAAGGCGAAGACGGTGGCAGAAAACGAAGCGTCGACGATCCCTGGAACCTCGGTGTCGACCACGTCAGGCAGTGACCTTGCGGTACATGATGCCCTGCGCCGCGGTCGCGCCGGCGACCGCGGCCGTCAGGTCCTTCGCGACCGTCGGGAAGAACAGCCAGTCATCACCGCCGATTGCGATGGTTTCCCCAGGGGACATGAACCGGATATTGGTGCCCCGGATGTCGTTCAGGTAGCCGAGCCTGTAGAGATCGGCCTGCGCTGCGCCTCCGCTCTTCGGTCGGTACCAGAGCTGGATCGGGTAGCCGGGAATCAAGCCGCTCTGCGATCCCGCGGAGAACCCGCCGAGCGACCGCGCGTCGGGCCCGCCGCGGAACCCGCCATGGACGAACGCGCGCTCGCGTGGAGTCGCCTGCCGGTCGTTGCCCTGCGCCGCCGGCCAGTCAGCCCAGGTGACGCCCCACTTCGTGCTCGCGTGCGGGGCGTCGGGCAGCGATTCCAGGTGCACCGTTCCAGCGAAGGCGACGCCCATGCCTGCCGTCGTGTGCAGTCCGTCGAGTAGTGCGCAGGTGTTCGTGTTGAGCGCGCTCGCGTTGGCTCCCTGCGTGACCTGGCCGTAGCAGTACTCGCCGCCGGTGATGCCGTCGCCGAAGGAGATCTTCTTGCCGAACCCGAAGTGGCGGAACGACCCGGCACTGACCTCGACGACGACGCGCAGGTACGGTCCCGTGTCGGAGTCGAAGAAGTGGTACGAGGGGAACGCGACGGTGCCGAGCGCGACGTGGCGCGACGTGATGATGTTCGCGTTCGAGTACGGAAACGAGGCGTTGAAGAACCCGTTGCCACTGTCGTTCGCCTGCGCTCCCGGGTTCGTGGCCGCCGCGAACGCGAGCGCCTGGTAGAGCCCGACCGCGTTCGCCGTCGTCGTGTCGTACGAGAAGGCAATGAAGATGTTGTCGCGGTGGAACGCCATCTTGCCGCCGCTGCGCGGGTCGTCCTGCGTCCAGCCGTTTGCGACCGCGAACGCGAGCAGCTTGTCGAGCAGGTCGAGGACGCCCGTTGCCGTTCCCGTCTCGTACGCCACTCATTCCTCCTTGATCGCGAACAGAGAGTACAGCTCGTTCCGATTTCCGCAGGGAAAGACGCGGTAGCGGTCGTCGCCGTTGCGCGCGTAGTCCTCGCGCGTGATTCCGTGATGCGGGATCCAGAACACACCGTCGAGCTCGCCGAGCATGTCGCGATCGGGGCCGCTCGTCGTCGTCATCTGCAACGTTGCCGGGATCGTCGGGTACTTCGCGCCGCCGCTGTCGGGCGTGGGCCGCACGTTCAGCGTCGCGGCACCGGGGATCCCCGTGTTGCGAATGATCGTATGCCAGCCGAAGTTGCCGAGCCCAACGACCGCGTCGGCGCCGCCAGGCGTGACACCCTCGTTGCCTGGGAAGATCCCGTACTGCGTGTAGGCGGCGCGATCCGTCGGTGAGATCGTCGCGAGCGAGTTGACCGCGGTAACCCAGGTCGAGTCTGGCTTGCGGAAGAAGCACGGCCCGACAAGGCCGTTTATCCCAATCATCTCCGTTAGCCCGGTGAAAGTCGGTGCGCCCTGGTCGTCGTACAGCGCGTCGCGGAACGCGGAGCATCCAGCGACGAGGATCGGGTACGGCCACTCGACCGCCGAGTTGAACGGGTTCATAAACCCGAGATAGAAGCTCGAGTAGTGAACGACCGTGCTGTCCTGCATGCGGACCACGCCCTCGATCCGACGCGACGTGATCGATAGCCAGTACGCCAGGGCAGTGAGCCCGCCCGCCGTGCCGCCGTTGTGCAGAGGAACGTACGCGCCTCCGGCGGACGAAGCGTTCGGCAAGGCGCCAGGCGACACGCCGGGCTGGTCTTCGTACGCGAGTCCGGAGTTGAACCCCGTCATGCCGTTCAAGGCCCACGAGTACGCGGTGTCAAGTCCGACCGTGCGGCGGAACGTGCGCAGGCCAACGGTGATGGCGTCGGAACCTGCGCCCGTGCCCTCGAGGATCACCTCCTTTTCGCTGCCACTGCCGCCGGCCCAGGTAGTGTCCCGCAGCGCGGTCCATCCCGTGTCGGCGAGCGTGAGGTTGAACGTCGCGCCGGTGCCGGTGCCTCCCGTCGTGCTCGCCGGGTTGCTCGGCGCCGCCGTGTAGCCGCCGCCCTCCTGCACCTTGAAGGTCGCGACAGCGCTGCCGCTCAGCGTCAGGACGCGGATCTTCGCGGCCGTTGGCCCGAAGGTTCCCCCGCTGACGGTCAGGATGTCACCGATGGCGTAACCGGACCCGCCGGCGCCGAGCGTCGCGGAGACGACGCTGTCCCGCGTGGCGAGCTGCACCAGCTTCGACGCCAGGTCCAGGTAGTCCGTCGAAGTGCCGGTGAACCAGCTCATTGAGGGCCCATCATCCCAGGGAGGCCTTGACCTTTCCTGCGTTTCGCCCGATGGCGTTGACGATGGCGTGGTCGGCCGCGCCGGAACTGATTGCCGTCGCGACCTCGTCCTTGTCCGTGACGTTGACGACCTGCACCGTGACCTCCGGGGCCGGAATCGCCATCGTCGAGGGGTTCGGCGTGATCGTTCCTGTACGCCCGGGCGTGAACGGCTCCGGCCCGCCCTCGCCGACGAGGTAGGTCCGGCCAGGCTGCACCGTGCCGCCGTGCTGTCGCCCGCCGGCGAAGCTGCCCGCGGCGCCTCCCGCAGCGCCGGCGGCCGCGCCCACCGCGGGCCCGCCGGCGAACGCCGACAGCGCCTGCACGACGAGAAGCCTGGCGATGATCCGTGCCAGGTCGGCGAGGATGCCGCGCGCCAGCTCCTTGAAGTTGACGGACCCGGTCTCCGCGAACTCGACCAGGGCGTCCTCGGCCGCGCTGGCGAACACGTTGACCGCCCTCTCGGCGACCGACGCGAAGTCCTCGGCCTCGAGCTTCGCCTTCAAGAAGGCCCGCTCGAATCCTGCGCCGATGTCGGTCGAGGCTTCGAGCGTCTGGAGACGCGACACGTCGACGGACCGCTGCAGCTCGGCTTGCAGCTCAGGCGTCTTCGCGTACTGCGCGTTCGCTGCGGCCAGCGTCGCCACGTACTCGGTCGCCGGTCCGGTGATGCCTTCGTAGAGCGCGGCTTGTCGCGACAGCAGTTCTTCGCGCGCCGTGAGGTTGCGGATCTCGTTCTTCGCCGCCTCCGCCTGGTCGGAGGACATCTTGTCGAAGCCGCCGGCGCGCGCGACGTCCCGGACCCTGCCCTCCGCCCGGGCAGCGACGTCGCCGAACGGCCGCGACGCCCGCGACTCGAGGTCGGCGATCGAGTCGTTCAACTGGATCAGCGACTGCGCGAACGGCGTCGACATGAGGTCGTCGAGCATCCGCGAGGTCAGGGCCGCGAGAGCCTTGTTGTACTCGTCGAGCGTCCTCCTGCCTGTCGTGTAGGACAAGGCAAGGAGATCGATCTGCTTGCCGTAGTCCGTCTGTTTCGGGACGAGGTCCTCGTATAGCGCGTTCTCCTCCTTGAGCCCTTGGTTGTAGCGGACCTGCGCCTCGATCTTCGCGCGCAAGTCGTCGGTGATCGCCTTGCCTTCCTTCGCGATAGCGTTCTCGATCTTCAGCACGCGCTCGCGAATCGTTCGCTCGCTGTTGGTCAGGCGAAGCAGCTTCTCTTCGTCCTCGAGCGACTTCACTGCCTCGCGGTAGGCGACCGTCGCCTTGATCGTCGCTTCCTCGTCCGCCTTCGTGCGCTTGGCGCCTTCGACCTCGATTGCAGTCAGCTCGCGGCGCAGGGACGTCCGCCGGGCCAAGACCTTCTCCAGTTGATCCTGGGCGGCAGTGCTCCCCGGGTCCTTGTCGAGCACGGCCTGGATCCGCGCCAGTTCGAACCGTGCGTTGATCTCGCGCTCGCTCAACTCGACGAACTTCTGGCGCTCTTCGGTCAACTCCTGCGTGGCAAGCGTTGCCCGCTCCGACTCGCCGACAACGCCGGCGATCGCCACGCCCAGGCCCACGGCGGCCGCCGTTAGTGCGATGAACGGGTTGAGCCGCAGCAGGAACCCGGAGGCCCTCGCCAGGGCAGGCATCGATCCCCGCACGAGGTTGATCGTGATGGCCGTCCCGAGCGTCGCGGCGGCGGCAGTGAGCAGCACCATGTGTTCCGACGCGAGCAAGATCACGCGACTGAGTGAAGACGTCGCCCCTGTCGCCTGGTCGATCGCGCCCACGGTGGCAATGAGGTTGTTCCGGAACACCACCAGGGACTGGCCCACCGTGGGAACGGTCTTGCCGAACCGCTCTGCGAGCTCCTCGCGGGCCGCCGCGAAGGCGTCGAGCACAGCCTTCGCTGAAATCTTTCCCTCCGATCCGAGCTTGCGCAGCTCGCCGCGCGTGACGCCGAGGCCCTTGGCGATGACGTCCGCCACCGCCGGCAACTGCTCCAGGACGGACCGCAGCTCGTCGCCGCGCAGCGCGCCGGACGCCAGGCCCTGCGACAACTGGATCAGGCCGGCGCTGGCCTCCTGCGACGATGCGCCCGACAGAACGATTGCCTGGTTCAACGACTCGGTGAAGTCCAGGAGCTGGTTCTGCGTGCGCCCGAGTTCCTTCGCGCTCAGCGCCACGCGGGAGTACAGCTCCGCCGTGCTCTCGAAACTCTGCCGGGTGTCGTTGGCGATGCCGAGCAGCCGGTTCGTCACGCTCGCGAGCTCCGTCTGCCCATCGGTGACGGTGCGCAACCGGTTCTGCACTTGGGTGTAGGCGTCGGCGTAGCTCAGCACGGCGCGCGCGCCGGCGAGGATTCCAGCCGCCGACAGGAACCGCGCCAGGATCGGTCCCATGCCCGACAGCCGGTCGCGCAGGTTGTCCGCGCTGTTCGCTGCTCGGCCCATCGCCCGGTCGAGCTCTTCGAGGCCCTTCCTTGCTTCGCTCCCGCCGGTGCGCCGCTCAAGCGCGCGGGCGATCGCTGCCTGCGTCTTCGTCGCTTGGTTCCCGGTGACGCCGAGCGCCTTCGTCACTGCCTCAGCAGCTGCCCGCGCTCCGTCCGCGCCCACCCCATAGGCCCGCGCGATCTGCGCCCGCAGGTTGTCGGCCACGGCCCCCGCGCGCTCGAGGGAGGCCTGAACCTTCTTGCTGGCTCCCTCCGCCGGCGTCGGATCCACGACAACGTTGATCGTGAACGTCTGCTCAGCCACGACGCCGAGGTCCTCCCGTGGCGATGCTGTCCCGCTCCGTCACCTTGCCGGACTCGACGGTCCCTTCCGGCTTTCTCTTCGGCTGGCGGGCATGCCAGTCGCAGTACGCATCGTCAAGGACCTGCACGGCTCTGGTGAAGGCCAGCACGATAGCACGCGGCAGGTTCAGCCGATCCGCGTAGGTGGCGATCGCCGTCCACGGGATCGGCCCCATGCAATGGTCGGTGAAGGCGCGGCAACTCGACAGCTCGAAGAACGCGTCGATCAGCGTCCCCTCGCTCCAAGAGACTTCGGGCACTGCGATCGCCCACGCAGGGAGTCGCCCCGCGCGCGCGAGCTGCGGCAGGCTCCAGCCGTCCCGCATGTGCCGCAGGACGAACTCGAGGCGCGGGATCAGCCTTTTCCCAGGATCGAACCGTCGAGGTTGGAAGAGACGAAGTTCTCGGGCGCCTCGCAGAAGGAGCGCAGCTTGTCGAACAGCCACGCCGGCAACCGGCGGATGAAGGCCCGGCACGCCTCGACCGTGAACGCGATCGGTTGGTTGCTGCCGTCGCGGACGTTCTTCCACCCCTTGACGACGTACGTCGGGTAGAGCACGCGGTCGTCCTCGCGGTGCCGGTCGAGAATCTCCGGCGTGACCGAGTCCGTTGCGCGCAGCGCCGCGCGCTGCACCTTGTGCAGGTGGTCAGCGTAGAGCCCGACGTTTTCCTTCGTCGCCGGCGCGACGATCAGCACGGGCATCGTCCCGTCGTCGGCGTAGGGCATGTTGCGAATCAGCCACTCGGCCGTCGTCTCGCGGGTGATCTCGAGCCGCGACAAGTAGCTGAAGTCGGGGGCATGGTTGACAGAGGTAGGCACGGCGACGTCGGTCATGGCGAAGGCAGCCTATCCCGCACTGCCCGCCTGCACCAAGCCCAAGCCCGAAGGACAACGAGGGACATGTCCTTCGTTGGCCGAGGAACGAAAAGGCGCCGTCCGCAAGGCCTCGCACGGTCCACGGACGGCGCACCCGGTTGTCTGTCGCGGACCGGGCCCTCTGGGGTGTGCTACGGGACCACGGGGAAGACGGAGATCCCGACCGAGGCACCGGTCAGCGGATCCATGAAGGCCTCGCCCGTGACGTTGATCAGAACCGACTGGTCGAGCGGGAACTCCTTGTCGCCACCGCCGAGAGTCATCGACGCAATGTCCACCGCCCAGGCCCCGTCGTCGTTCTGGAGAACGGCGAAGAACGTGAGCGTTCGGTTGTTCTTGATCGCGTCCGGCACCGCCGGCGACGTGAACAGAAGCTGCGCCTCGAGGTTGACCTCGAACAGCCCGACGTTCACGTACTCGGCGCCCAGGTGACCGAGGCACTTCTCGGGCGACGCGTTGTTGGCGAGCGTCAGCGTGAACGACTTGAAGCACGACACCACGTCGCCGCCGTTCTCGTCGCGAACGCCGATCATGGCGAAGTCGCTCGACGTGTTGAACGCCACGGTCTTTGCCGGGTTGACCGCCGACTCGGCGTTCGTCTTGCGCGTCGTCGTGAAGTCCTCGGTGAGCCGGCCGACGAAGCCCAGCGTCATCGTCGCCTTGTCGGTCAGCGGCGCGTTGATCTGCAACTCGTTCGGGTAGTTGCCGATCGAGTACTCGAAGCCTGGGACGCCTGGCGTTCCGACGAGCCCGGGGAAGCTGGCCTCGACCTGGAAGGTGCTCTCCTCGTATCGGTTGTCGTCGGCGTTCGCGTCGACCGGCACGTTGCGGAAGAACCGGCCGAAGAGAAGGTCGACGCTCTCGGCGGCGCCCGGATCCGTGGCGAGCGTGCCCACGATCTTGTCCAGCGTGAGCGTGGCAGCCGTGATCGCGCGGATGCGCGCGTAGCCCTTGCCTGCCGAGAACTGGTTCGCGGTCGTCAGCCCGCCGACGTGAATGAACTGCCCGACCTTGAGCCCGACCGACGTGAAGACGATCGCCGCGCTGGTCAGCACCGCGGTGTCCTGCACGAACGTCAGGTTGAACGTCGCACCGGTGCCCGTGCCCCCGGTGTGCGCGACCGGGTTCGCAGGGACGACGGTGTAGGCGCCGCGCGATGCGACCTCGACGGACGTCACCAGCCCGGCGGAGATCGCGAGAACGCGCAGCGTGGCGGCCGTCGTGAACGTGCCGCCGCTGACCGTGAGGATGTCTCCCACGACATAGCCGGTGCCTGCGGTCGCGATCGAAGCGACGACACTGGCCCCCTGCGTGACGACGATCGACAAGTCGCCGGCCGCGGCGCGCAGGCCGGCGACCTCGACCGTGGCGTTGCTGGGCGGAGAGGCCTCGAGGACGAGGCCCGAGACAGTGAGGGACGTTCCGGAGAGCGCGGTGTCGGCCGTCAGCGCCTTCAGCCCGTTGTTCGCCGCGTTCAGGTAGCCGCGCGCGTAGACCAGCGTCGCGATCGGCGCAGCGAACTGGATCTTGGCGGCCTGGTTCGCCGTCGCCGCGGGGATGGTGTAGGCGAGCGTCGTCACCGGCGCCGCGCGGAAGACGAGGTCCCAGTTCGACGCCTGCGCGTAGGTGAACCCTTCGAGGACCTGGTCGAGGGCGCTCAGCGTCACGTCGTGCTCGAACTCCACCGACGAGTCGAGGTCGACCACCGTTCCCTTGCTGCGCTGCCTGTTCCTGCTGATAGGGCGCCGCGCAACGGTCGTGATCTCGGAGCCGAAGGTGTTGATCCCGTTTGGCTCGAGAGCGAACCAAGTGGGCGAGGCAGGCAGCACGCCGGGCGTTGCTTCCTTCGCGATCTGCAACGCCGTGTTGTTGGTGAGGACTCGTCCCATGGTTTGCTACCTCGCTACTTGACCTGCTCGTACGTGAACTCGCACTCCACCGTCAGCATGTGCCACGGCCCGTCTTCGCCCAGCTCGCGGGGAACCGCGCGCGTCACCCAGACACCGTCGAACTTGCGTCCTTCGAAGATGTCCTTCGCGAACTGCGCGTGGTCGTCGATCTCTTTCGTCCCTCGATCGCGCAGCGTGAAGAGTTGCAGGAATAGCCGCCCGCCGTAGAGGAACTTGCGGTTGCCTTCCCCGCCGAGCGTGTCCTGCCTGCCGAACTCGTGCCGTGCCGTCACCCGGGCCCACGCCCGCGTGTCCGGCTTGTAGGACTCGTTCGAGAACGTGTACGGCGTTCGGTTCCCCCAGCCGGCGATCCAGCGCTGGTTGATCGCTTCGCGAGCTTGGGAGATCGTGGTCACGGTCCATAGTTCAGCACGGCGAACTCGCCGTACCTCTCTGCGGCCGCCTTGTCGCGCTCTCGGGCAGCCTCTTCCACGCTGTCGAATGTGCCGACGTAGACCTGTCGGCTCTTCTCACAAACGAAAGCCTGAAACCGCCCCTTTGGCGTCCTTGCCACGCCAACCGCTCCGAGCGTGTTGGTGCTTCGCCGTTTCGAGTTTCGGCTGTTGTCCTGCGCCGTGGCCGCGCGAAGGTTCTCGATCCGGTCATCCGCAGCGTCTCTGTTTGCGTGGTCTACCTGTCCAGGAAGCTCTCTGCCGTGCCACAGCCAAACGAGATGCGACCTGTAGTGCGAACTTCCATCAGCAAAGACAGTCCATCTCCCTTGCAGTTTTCGACTCGGGCTTCCCGCAGAGCCTCCTGCACGAGGTCCTGATTTTCGGTACAGCTTCCCGTCTCTGTAGTCGAACAGTTCGCGCACACGTTCAGGGGTCATGCTCGGAGCTCCGCCACTGCACGACGAATCGCTGCTTGGACAAAGCCCGCTGGGGCCTGCTTGCTCCATCCTGCGTTCAGTCTTCCTATGTAAGGAACCGCATTCGTGATCCACACCTTGCCTGCACCCATCTTCCACGTCGCGACTTGCTGCAGGCCGGCTTGCTGCGCCGAGCGCGTGACGGAGGTAGGCGAGCCGACCGTGCCGGTGGCAGGCGACCCAACGCGCGGCAGCCAGTTCGCCCGGGCCCATCCCGTGTCGACCGGCGTGCCGCCCTCGCTGGGCGCTGCGACCAGGTTCGCGACGATGTCGAGCGCGAGCTTGCGCACGACCTTCTCGGCGAAGCCCTCGGCCGCCTTGACGACGATCCGGATGGCGCCGGCGTGCGAGCTGCTCGCCACGGCCAGGCTACTCCCTTCGCTTCTTGGCGTCGGACGGCGCTGCCGGGTCCGGCGACTTGTGGGCATGCCCGTTGGCGCCTTGGGCGGCGCCCTTGACCGTCTTCGGCTGGTGCTTGGCCCTGCCAGCGCCTGCGTCGGCTTCCTCGCGCGACGCGATCTCGGACGCTGCCGCCTTCTCGTCCTTCTCGTTCTCGGCCTTCCACGCCTCGATGCGGCTCGCGACCCACTTGTCTTCGGCGTAGCCGATCACCTTGCGCCGCCACAGAACCGCGAGCTGGTAGCCCTTGAGCCCCTCGACCGGAGTGCCCGGCACCGACAGCGGCGAGCCGGCCGAGAGGCGGTAGGGCCGCACCCACACGATCCCGTGTCGGCGCTGCAAGGAAAAGGGCTGCATCGGTTCGGCTCTGGTTTGGAATCGGCGCCGGCCCCTGGCCGGCGCCGTTGCCGCCTTACGGCGCGGTGACGTTCGAGAAGTACACGCCGAGATCGGGCCCGGTGACTTCATAGCCGAAGGCGCTCGTGCCCTCGATCCGGTCCGACTCGGTCTCCTCCATCCGGAACCGCTTGATGCGGCTCCCGCTGGGCGTGGCACCGGTGTAGCCGGTCCACGAGAATTGCGTCCCGGCGCTCGGCTGGTCGCCGATCGTGTTCGGGGCGTAGTAGAGCAGCGCGTCGTCGTCGGCGATGCCCGTCGACACTTGCACGGCTTCGCCCTTCTTCGTGGTCGTGTAGACCGCGTCGATGATGAAGATTTCCTCCAGCTCGAGAAGCGAGGCGATGAGCTGCCGCGTGACCGCAGCGGGCATCGCGGTCGTCGCGCCGCCGATCACCCGGCCGAGCAGGCTGTCGTTTTCCAGCAGCGTGTTCCACGCGCCTCGCCCGATCAGCAGCTTGTTGGGCATGTAGCCGCCGGTGAGGATCTGCACCGCACGGCGTTGATCGCGGAATTGAGCGATCGGCTCACTTGCGGCCGCAGACCAGAACAGGAACTGCCCGGCGCCAGGCGCCGCGTTGCCCACGAGCGAGGTCGTCCAGATGCCCGTCCCCATGAACCGAGCAGCGAAGATGCGCTCCCGCTTGATCAGCAGCTTGTGCGAGACGAGCCGCGTCGCGGCCTGCTCGAGGTTGATCTGCGAGTCGGCGTTCGCTCGCTGCCGGTCGGTCACGTCCTTGTGGACGGCGTAGACCTTCGCGAAGAACGGCGAGGTCGACAGATCGAAGTCGACGCCCTGCGACTCGGTACCGTCCGCGCGTTCCTCGGCCTCGTCGCGGTTGAACGAGTGCCGGTCCCAGACCTGATAGAGGTCGCTCTGGTGGACGCTAGGCACGTTGGGGAAGGCACGCATCGCGACGAAGTTGTCCGCGCTCTGCATGTAGAGCTGCGAGAAGTTCGTCAGCAGCGTGTTGACGTGGACGTCACCCGCGAGCGGAGACGTCAGCCCCTTGCGCAGGGGTCGGCGAAGAGTGGTAGGCATGTGTTTGGTTTCCTTGTAAGGAGCCGCGCGCGGCGCTCAGGCGTCGCGATGGCTACCGCCCTTCAAGAAGAGAACCTGAATGCGGACATCCGCGGCAGCGGCGCTCTCCATGGCGTACGCGAGAACGCGATCGCCGGCGGCCGCTACCGCGACACCGCGGCCGGTGGCGTCACTGGTCAGCGGCACGACGCCCGCGGAAGTGTCGATGGCGGCCCCGCTCATCAGCCACGTCTTGCAGCCAGGCAAGACGCAAGCAATCGCGAGCTGGCCCGCGGTGACCTCGGCGGCCGTGACCTCCTCGCAGGAGATCCCGACGGCGTCGTCGCCGGCGGCAGCGGCCTGGATCACCCGCGCCTGCAGGATCGCCGCCGTCGACGTGGTGAGCTTGACGAAGCGGTGCTTCCCGACGGCCGCGCCGGCTTGGAAGGTGACCGTTGGGTTCAGTTCGGTTCCGGTCACAGCTCGCCCTCCGCTTCTTCGCTCGCCAGTGCGGCTTCCGCGAGGTCCTTGTTCTCGTCTGCGACCTGCCCGTAGGCAGCGAAGTAGTCGAGACCCTTCTCCTTCTGGCGCGCCTTCGCGAGCGTGTCCAGCTTGGCGGCGGCGGCGCCGGTGCCGGCGGTGGCGCCTTCCGTCGTGCCGTCGGCCTTGACGAAGGCCTTCTTCACGGCGGCATTGCCCGCCGTCAGAGCGGCGAGCATCTTCTTGCGCAGCTCGTCGTTGCCTCCGGCGTGCGCCTCGACCGCGGCGAGCAGCTCGGCGCGCTCCTCGACGGTCCCGGGCAGGTTGGACAGCTCCGCCTCTGCGCGCTTGAGCAGGGTCGACTTGCGCAGCGCGGTGTCGGTCAGGAGACGCGCCGCGCGCTCCGTGTCGAGCTGCTTCGCGAGATCGATCACGTCGGCGCCGGCGCTCCGGCGGTACGTGCGACCGTTGGACTTCGCGACGTACTCGATCGGGTCCGCCTCGAGGGCAGCGACCGCCGCCTTGCGCAGCTCTGCGGCCTGGTCCGCCTCGGGCATGGCGAGGAACCGATCGCGGGCGGGATCGTCGGCGAGCTTCGCCAAGTGCTCCTTGCCTGCATCGTTGAGCTTCGCCACCGCCTCCTGGCGGACGAGCCGCTTCTCCAGCAGCTCGATCTTCGCCACCGCCGTGGCGTCCGGTGCCGCCTTGTCGTCGGCGGTCTTCTCGACTTGCTTCGTCATCTTCGTCTCCGTTTGACCGCCGCCTTCTCGGGCGGCATCGTCGTCCCGCGCTTCATCGGCGGCGGGGTTGCCTTGATTCCGCTTGTGGGCGTACGCCGCTCGCTCAGCGGCGTAGCGCGCCTGTTCCGCTGACGTGCGCAGCGCCCACGACTTCATCGCCGCGAGCATCTTCGTTGCGTCGACGGTGTGCGTGTGCCCGGCGCTCTCGCCGACCTCGATCGTCCCGTCGTCGAGGATCTGCCACGGGTGCGAGTGATAGCTGCCCGCAGCGTCAGTCATCGTCGCCGATGAGGTCGTGCCGGCGTAGGGCCCCGCATCGCTCCACTCCTCGACCAGGTGCGAGTGCCCTTCGTCGCTCGACGTCATCACCGCGAACTTGGCCTTCTCGAGGTTGCGCTTACGCAACACGATGTCCGCGCCCTCCTGCGCCGGGTCGTCGACGAGCGCGAGCTTCGTCATGGTGAACGACCGGAGGATCCGCTTCTTGCCAGGCCCGTGCGTTCCCATTACGTCCCGTCCTCGTCGGCCTCGACCACTTCGTGCTCGACGCGCTCACCCTCGATCGAAAACGACTTGAGTTCGCCAGCGACGCATCGCTTGAGCACGCCCGGCGTCGGCCGCGCCGCGACCATCAGGCCCGTCCAGGCCTTCTTCGGGTCGGCATCGGTCAGCCCGAACGCCTTCGCGACCTCCTTCGTGTAGGGCATCGCGAACACGACCGGCCCGACGTCATCGCCTGCGTGGTTCACGTTCACCGCAGCGCCGTTCTCCATGAAGTCGGCGGACGCCTCGATCATCGATCGGTCGGGAACGTGGTCGCCCTGCGTGTCGAAGTACGGCTTCCCTCCCTTCGTGCAGATGATCGCGCGGCCGAACACGAGGCCAAGGGACGCATCGGCTTTGAGGATCTCGACCTCGTACCGCTTCGCCATCCTGGTCGTCGCTTTCTCGGTCACAGCATGATCCGCGTCGACACCACGCAGCGACAGTGAATCGTCTCGCTAGCTGGTGCGCTCGGGTCGCCAGGATAGCGAAGCGTGTACCCGGCGCCAGAAAGGAACGGCAGCCCGTACGGTCGGAGCTGCCCGTGCATCGCGCGATGCGAGTCGCGGACGCGCGCGTCCAGCGCGCTGTTCCACCGCCGCACGAGCTCGGCAGGGTTGAGGTCCTCCGACGCAATCGCCTGGCGGTACATCTCCTCGCTCCCTTCGTGCACCGCTCGGAGCGTCTCGGTCCTTGCGATCACCGTTGCTCGGTGCTGCACCATCCGCACGCGGTAGCGATCCACCATCCGGCCGATGGACTGCTCGTCGAGAGGTTCCCCTCCCGGGCGCGCCGCTCGGGCAACTCTCGGATCGGACCGCCGGTCGCGCAGATCGCGCGACAGTGCCTCAGACGAGTTCGCCCGCAGCAGCTCGCGGTAGCGTTGCACCGCCCGGACCTGGCCCGGGGCAAGGCCCAGGGATCCAGAGAACCGGCGCGCCGTCTCCAGCGGGTTCACCCCTTCCTCCACCGCCTCCGTCAGGACCGCACGCAGCGCAGTGCGCTGGTCGGCCGTGAACCCCCGGATGAGATCGAGGCGGGCAATCCGCTGGGCGTTGACCGCAAAATCGTTGACCTGGTCGAAGGCGACCGCGATCCCGTGGCCCGCCATCCAGGTCGCCGTCGACGTCGCCGAGGCCACGAAGATGCGCGCCGACTCCGCCGCCAGGAGCGTCGCCGCGCGGTCGACGACGTCGAGAGCCTCGGCAGCGCGGCCGGCGCGGATCAGGCGCGCGAGCTCCGGCAGGGACCGCTGCCGGCGGACGCGATCGATGATCGCCAAGAAGCGCCGGCGCAAGCGCGGCTCGAGCAGCCCGATCAGGGCAGCGAGCCGCGTCGCCGGATCTAGCGGCCGCCGGCTCCTGGCCTTCGCGATCACCGCGGCGGCCACTCGGCGATGACCTTGACCTGGCCGAAGCCGGCTACGCCTTCGAGCTCGCTGCCTGGGCACTCAGCGAGCGCGCGCTCTCGCTCTTCGGGCTTGAGCGCGTCGTACAGCGGCAACGACGTGAACGAGTTGCCAGTCGGGCACTGACTCATCCTGTAGAGCAGGTCGCGGTCGTTGGCGCGGTCGAGGAAGACGTTGACGCTTCGCCATCCCTCGCCGGCGTTGCAGACAACCGCGGCGCGCGGTCCCTTCCACTTGTTCGAGTAGGCGTGAAGAATGCGGCCAACGGTCGCGGGCGTTTTGCTCTGTTCCATGCCTAGGAACTCTAGCGCTGCCGAACCTGGCACGACCACTGCGCCTTCGCCGGATCGCTCGTCGCTCGGATCACGACGTAGGTTTTCCCCTCGATCGTGATCTCGTCGTCCGGCTCAGGCTCCGCGCGACTGGCGATCGTGTCGCCCAAGAGCAGCACCTTCCGGTCGGTCCGCTGAATCAGCGTGCCGTCGACGCGGCTCTCGTCGTAGTCGATCACCACGCCGCGAGCAGCGAACGACGCAGTCGCCGGGTTCATTCCGCTGCTCGCGACCGCGCCGCGCGAGCCCGGAGTCCGCTTGATGAGCGTCGCCGGCCGCAGCCTGGGCCCGAGAGCGGCCGCGATCTTGCCCGAGATGTCGACGCCGAAGAGAGGGACGCCCATTACGGGAACGGCTCCGACCTGTCGAAGTCGTCTTCGGAGAAGAAGGACTCCTCACCGGTGCCGGACGCGAACGACGTCGCGAACGGGCTGTTCCACCGGAGCAGATCCCAGAACCACCGCAGCGAGCGGCGCGGCCCGACGATGCCGCGCTCGGCCCGCCAGAATTCGATCTCCACCGGGCCAGCCTTGTAGCGCTTGTCGTTGCTCGCGAAGTTCGTCGACCCGTCGAGCCCCGGGTTCTGCGTCAGCTCGAAGGCCCACTCGATCTGCCCGTTCTTGATTGCCACGGGCACGAGGTTCGGATCGAGAGCGCGGCCGTACCTGTCGACGACTCCGGTGCGCGGCCACGCCAGCGCCTGCGCCTCGCTCGTCTT